GCGTAAATGGTCTTGAAGAATATTGTAAGAATACTCTGCCCCTTCAACATCAATTTTTACTACTGTTGCACCTTTTACCGCATCTTCATATTTAATCGTATCAACTTCGATAACCCGCTGCTTCCCTCTACTCTTTGTAATACTATTAGTAACACCAATTCCAGAAGAAAGGTAAAGCTTCACCCTTTTCGAATCGTCACCGACTACAGCTTTATTGAATATCTGCATGTTCTCCCGTTTGTTTTTAGAAAGAATCTTAAATGTAAATGGTGTTGCTTCATAAGATCGGACGAGGCAAACCCCACAGTTTGCTGCATAGAGGGAATATTCCCCAACATATGCTCCAATGTCTACAACGACATCCTCTGAGTAAAGTCGAACTTTAGAACATGAGGCCATTGGATTTTTAAAAGCATTCTTTGAGGCTTTATTCTTCAGACAGTAATGCCCCCCAGTAAAGGTGTTGTTAATCCACTTGACTTGAATCTCGGACGCTCCCCTATAAGGAGCCGGATGAGAACGACATCTTGTTTTATGTATTCTCCTTTTCTTACCCATGCTGACTTCTCCCCGCTGCTTTGCGGACCTTCCTCCGCTTGGTTGCCCACGACTCCTCCCGCCCGTACAGGTGTAACGGGCGCATCATTCTCAGTACGGTACGGCTGAGACGCCAACCCACTCGGGTGTACTGGCCCTCCTTCTCCCTCTGAACGATCCGTAACAACTCCAGGTCGGCCAGCAGGTCTCGCACCGTAGCTTCCGGGAGGCGCGCCCATTCGGCAACGTCCTTGGAGCGGGCGAAGCCCCGGAAGGATTTCAGGTAGAGTTGCTTTACAACTTCTTCAACCTTGTTCGGAACCGTAGACCGGGCTACGTTGACCACGATCTGGTACGCGGTCTCGTCTAGCCGATCCTTGTGCAGGTAAAGCGCCACGCCCATTCCCAGCCGTGCGAGCTGCTTTGCTACGCGGGTCCCCACTTCCGGGGATGGCTTGAACTGGACAGTGTGCGTGTACTTGTCCCGCGCGACTACCCCGCGAAGTACGGCTACCCACTGTGCTAGCCGGATGATCTGACGGCGCATCGCCTTCGGAATAGTCGGAACCTCATGGGCATCTATCGGACGGTTCAAAACCTCGTATGCGGTAGCTTGAAGCTCTTCCCGCATACGGGTTTCCTTCCCAATGTTATCCAGGGCCGCCTCGATAACCGTCTCCCCGGTGCGCACCCGCCCAGACTGGGGAAGGCGGTATTTTAGGAACCGCTCGCCAAGCATCGACCCCGAGGGGCCGAACATCTCAATCACCGGAGTAACTCCGGCGAGCAGGCCGAAGCGCGAATTATATGTACGGTGTAACCCGGTTCCCCAGTACTTCTCCGTCTTGCCGTCGTAGGCATCCCGGAGCGTAGAGAAGATTTCGTCCCGCTCGATGGAAGGCATATTGATAATGGGGGTGAAATCCTTAACAACCAGTACCTTTCCGTTCAGCTTAGGGATCAGGCTCGGGTCCGCAGTGCCTACGTTCGCCGCCCCGGAGATTAAAGCGTGCGAGGATAAGGTTGAGGTCGAGGTCGTCTTCGGAGTTCCGGTTAAAGATATTAACAGCTCAGTCTTGCAGCTTCCGGGAGGGCCGACCAGGAATAGCCAGACGGGATCGCCGTCCAGCCGGTTAGCGAACACCGTCCCGAACATAACCGCGAGCATCTCATCATCCGGAAGGAAGAGCCACTTGCGGTATTGCCGTGTAACTTCGGCAGGGGCCAGGCCCTTTCCGTCCAGCTCATCATTGCTAGCGGTAGTATCTACCACCGCGCCCTGGGGGTGGGCCTGGAGCATCTTCCGCAGCACGGCAACGGTCCTCGTGCCTCGTTTCTTATAGAGGTCCCGAACGTCGTAGCCCTTCGGTAGCTTCTCCGGCCACCATACGAAAGTCATGGAGGCCGCAACCCCGGTGAGCATGTTCCGTACTCGCTCGGCGCCGTGCTGCCCGGTGGGGTCGTTGTCGAAGACGATGCGAACTTCTTTCCCCTCGAAGTACGGGATAGCGTGCGCGGGGAAGGAGGTTCCTCCGGTTACGGCCCAGACGGTCTCGTCGATACCGTTAGCCTGCAGGCATTCCCAGAGCGCCATGCCATCCCATTCACCTTCGCAGAGCCAGACCACTTTCGACTTTCGGTTTGCGGGCGCACCAACCAGGGACACGTTCCCTCCGGTCGTAGCCCGCATCCGGTCCCCGATTCCGTAGCGGCGAAGATCGTACATCTTCCCGCAGAGGTCCACCGGGATGGTGTACTGGCGCCCGTCCCAGCCAACCCGCCAGGCCCGGAGGGTATCCCTTCGGAGCCCGCGGTCTTTCGCTAATCGATTTGCAACCTTTCCCCGGAAGCCTTCCTGGTCGTGAACGGTTTTCTCCGCCAGGAAGGTCTTCAGGTTTCCATGCTTGCCGCAGACCTTGCAGTCCCAGGCGCCGTGAACCACAGAGGCCGCAAACTTATCCTCTCGCCCGCAGAATGGACACGTTCCAACCCCTTGCGAACCTCGACGGGTCAGTGCTAGCCCGTGCTGGGTGTACCCATCCAGCGGGGAGCGTTCTTTCTTTCCCCGCTTCTTCGCGCTAGGCATTCCAGCCTCACGCGGTTGGCGCTTGTACGGTGTCCAACTGGGCGAGCAGGCAAACGATTCGAATCAACTCCTCCTTCGAAAGGTACTGGGCGCCGGGATGCTTACGCTTTATGCCTGCTCGGGTACACAGGTCATTAAGCATTACGAGGCGGTTAAGCTTTTTCTTCCGTCGTGTTTGGCTCATCTCTCCTCCTATTTAGGTATGGGCAACTTACGCTTGTGCTCCCAGCTTACGGTAGCTACCTGGGCATCCACTTCCAGTGGAACGTCGAACATCGGGAAGTCGATCATCAGCTTACGGACATCCTTCAGGTACCCCGGCAGGTCGGACAACCGGCTGCGCGGGTACTCCAGGAGAATTTCATCATGGACCATTAGCAGAAGCTTAACCTCGTCCGCCGTTTGGGTCACGTTGTACCGGTGGACGCGGTTCTGCGCCCGCTTAAGAATATCCGCCTCGGTGCCCTGAATCAAGTAGTTCGTGCCCATGTAAGCCTTATTTCGGGGGGTGTGAATATGCCTCCCGAATTCGGTCTTCACAAAGCCGTCCCGGCGAACCCAAGTGGATACCGTCCGACTCAGGTTCACGATCTTCGGGAAGCGCGCCCGGTAGCGGCGGTCCCCTTGTAACCCGGCGGCCTCGCCTACCCCCAGCACCTGGACTACTTTCCGCGTACCGGCGCCAAAGGGCACGGCAAAGTTAGCATTCTTAGCGGCACCCCGGTAGGTATTCCAGGGCTTAGAGCCTTGCTTCAACTTCGTAAACTTATCACCGTAAAAGGACTCCGCGGCAAGGCGGTGGACATCCCCGTCCCCCTTCCGCAGGCAACGCACCATCTCCTCTTCCCCGGCGTAGTGGATCAGAAGCCTCATCTGAATTCCGGAGTAATCAATCAGAAGGAGGATATGCCCTGGCCGGGGGCGGAAGGCCTCGCGGGCGAGCACCGGGTAGGGGTTCAACAACACCCCGGACTTCTGGACGTTTTGCAGGTTAGGATTCTCGCTGGACTCCCGACCGGTAATTGCGCCGCACGTGTTTACAGTTGGATGGATTATCCCAGCGTCCCCTGCGATTCGTAGGTAGTCCTCCAGGGTAGCCCGCCCTTTCGTATACGCACGAATCATCAGGATCAAGTCGATAGCCTGGTGGGGATGCTTCTCCTTGAGCTGGCGCAGAACCTCCTTATCGGTAGCGGCCAGCTTAGCCTTCTCCGTCCGCTTCAGGATCGGGAGGCGCAGCTTGCGGTAAAGCAGCCAGCGGAGTTGTGCATCGGCCTGGGGGTTGAACCTCTTCCCGGCCAGGCGGAACAACGCCTCCCGGCTCTCGTCTACTTTATGCGTCAGCTCCTTAATCATCTGCTTGGTCTGATCAACGCGGACCATTAGCCCACGCTCTTCCATCCGCATCGTAGTGCGGATAAGGTCCATCTCAGTTCGGTAGCAGTCCAGCCACTGCGGGTTCGCGAGAATCTTGGGATAGAAGAACTGAAAGAGGAACTGCCCCCGCTCGGCATCGTAGAGTTGATACTGCTCCATTTTCGCGGCGCTAACCTTATCGTACCCCCCAGCGAGCTTGGCAAGCTTTCGAACTTCGGCGTCCATTCGCGGGTACTCCCCCAGGAGCCAGGCCAGCTCATCAAGGGAATGCGAATAGGAGTGGTTCGCGGTGAGAAAGCTCATTTTGTGCGTGCAGTGGATTTCGTGGTCGTCCAGGCGTCGGCCTAAAAGCCGCTCCGTGAACGTAAGGTCGAACTTGGCATTGTGCATTACCTTGGGGATTCCCGAGTCGGCCCAGAAGTGCTCCAGGCGTTTACGGCCCCGGAACTGCCGGAGAGGATTCCCGTCTAACCGCTGGGCGTAGGCTTTCCCCTTGGTATTGCACACGGAGTATGCGAACATGCGGTCCCCTTCATAGGGACGCAGTCCGGTAGTCTCAACGTCGTAGCTGAGGGCCTTCGGTACGCGGCTCACTCCGGTATCTTCTCCACCTGGCAGGACTTCAGCCCCCGCGATTTCCGCCCGTGCTTAACCTTCCCGTAGTAGCGTCGGGAGCACATATCACAGAGGGGAATCCCCGCCTGCCGCGTATGCGCCCCGCAGATTTCGCACCGCCCTTGGAATGGCGGGTACCCCCTCCCAGTTTTACTTGCTCGAACCGGGGGCGGGTTATGAACTGAGGCCCGCTGCACCACGCAGCGTTTACACAGAAGGCGACCATCGACCTCGATGGGCTCGTCCTTGGGGACGAGTAGGTGGCACTTGTGGCAGAGTATCCGTTCGATGTTCGGCATGGTTTCCCCCAAGCTGGGGAGCGGGGCAAGGCCCCGCTCCCCCTACTTAAAAGTTTGCCCCTGCCCCAGATTCCGCCGGAGCTTTAACGGGCGGGCCGCCCGGGCCATTTGTCTCGCAAGAGTTAGGCGAGAGTTATTGCCCTCACCACAAATCACCGGGAATTGAACCCGGCTCCCTTCACACCAGTCCTCGGCCAGCGAGCGGGAATCGAACGCCGCACTCCTCATGGGGACTACCGCTTCCCCTTCTTCTTACCCTTGCCCTTCGCCTTGCCTTTTGCCTTGCCCTTGCCCTTGCCCTTGCCCTTGCCGCTACCCTTCTTCGTCGCGGGCTTACCCTTGCCCTTCTTCTTTGGCGCAGCCTTCTTCGGCGTAGGCTCGGTCAGCTTGGCGCCGAGCTTCTCCAGCAGCTCTATCTCGTCCTCCATCAGCTCGCTGCGGTCGTACTCATACCCGCAGATTTTCTTGGTCAGGGACTTGACGGTATCCTTATCCGTGACGGACACCTCCAGGGTCTGGGCGAGGGCGGTCAGCTCTGCGAGGCCGGGGTCTTCCTCTTCCTCTTCGTCTTCCTCGTCCTCGTCCTCGTCCTCGTCCTCGTCTTCTTCCTCTTCCTCGTCCTCTTCGTCGTCGTCGTCGTCTTCCTCTTCCTCTTCCTCTTCCTCTTCCTCTTCGGCCTCTTCCTCCTCAGCCGCGTCTTCGTCCTCCTCTTCCTCCGCAGCGTCATCGTCAACCGCGGGCTTCTCCCCCTCAGCTTCCAGGAGGCGGGTCACGTTCAGGTTCTGGTAGCCCTTCTGATTCGTAGCAATTTTGGCCATGTAAACCGGAGCAGCTTCCGCGATGGCGTCGATAACTTCCTCGATGTCCTCAAAGTTCTCGGGCGCCTCGTGCCCCAACCGCTCGACCATCTGCATTACGAAGGTCGGCCCCCACTCCGACTCAAGCTGCAAGTACTGCTGGTAAGTCTCCCCGCCCATATCCCCTTCCAGGCAGAGGTGCTCCACATGGACCTGCAATCGATTCGAGGACTGCGACTCGACGACCTCCGCGTTCTGGACCTGAAACTTGTACAGCCCATCCTCCCACTCGCTGCGGCCCCGGTCCTTGGCCGCTTCCCAGTTTTCCTGACTCTTGGCCAAACGCTTCTTGAAGTTACCCAACGGTATTCCTCCTCGTCTGTGCGGTCTACACCGACCGCTGCTTATTGTCTCCATGCCGTAACGTACAGGTACATTGCCACACCCACCTAGACCTCTTCCCACCAGGGCTCACGCTGATGCTGTGGGCACACTTCGTTATGCCGGGGATGCCCTGGGCACCGCCTACGGTCATCGGAAGGGTCATCCAGGTCTAGGCAGGAACTACACTCCCGCTTAATTCCCAAGATAACCTGTGGTGTAAACGGACCGTCATAAAGCCCGTAAATACTCTCACAGGCACAGGAACAGCGGCAACGACCAGGGGGTATCTCTACCCCCCTTGTATTCTCCTTCATGCCTTTCTCCTGGAAATTTTTTTCCTCGGCTTAGCCGCGGGCTTGCTGACCCGCGCCTGCGCGAAGAATTTCTTTATTGCCGGGGTTGCCGACCTGCGGGGGAGCAGGGTCTCCGGGTCAAGCCCTACGTCCTCGCCGTCGAAGGCCGCCTGTAGAATGTCGTACCCTCCTCTCGCCGTCATCGGGATGAACCGCGGCAGGGGCTGTCCGATTTCCCTCGCCCCGGCCCAGACCACCTCGTCCCCCTCCGTAATCAGAACCCGCTTCGTGCTTCCGTCCGGAGCGCGCATGTACTCTCCGTAGAAGAAGAAGTCCACCAGAGCCTCGACAACAGCTCTTGCCTGGTTGGACATCGTCGGATATATGCGCGTGTACTTGTCCCCGGATCGGGTTTTGATTTCCTGCTCCCTCGCGTGGCTGGTGAAGTAGAGCCCACGCCCAGTCTGCAGGATGCGGTGTACGATGGACAGGAACTCCTGCTTAACCGCCTTCCAGCTCTTGCCGTAATCTTGCTGCCCGTACTCATCTGTGCCCGGGTACTCGATATTGCGAGTTTTGCAAACCCAGTCCAGGCACATGTCGTAGGCCCGATCTACGGTGTCGAAGCAGACGCACTTGAACTCCTTCGTCTTCTCCAGGAGGTCCACCGCAGCGCGCACTAGCGCCCAGTTACGGCAACCTCCATCCTCTGCATTGTACTCGTAGATACTCAGGCCCTTGGTCCCGGGCTCGGTAGTCAGGAAAAGCATCTCCGGGAAGCTGGCCAGGTAAGTAGTCTTCCCGAACTTCTCCCGTGCGTAGATGAGCCCGGTGTACCGCAGTAGTTCAGTCTCCACCTCCTTCCTTTCTGTTGGTAGGCCGGGAAAGCTGGGGGTCGGGGCGTTGGTAGCTTTAGCGCCTGCCCGCTTTCCG